CGTAAGGCGTCTGGGTGCGAGAGTCGTGCAGATGCCAACCGGCACGATGAAGTTCCCGAAGATTGCGACTGGCGCATCTGCGGCGTATATTGGCGAGAATGTCAACATTGGCAAGTCGGAAGAGACGTTCGGTCAGTTGACTCTGACGTTCAAGAAGCTGGCAGTCCTCACGCCTATCAGTAACGACTTGCTTCGCTATAGCAGCCCGTCCGCTGACGCTATCGTGCGCGACGACCTCGTATCGTCGATGGCAACAAAGGAAGACGCAACGTTCATTCGCGGGGCTGGCAGCGATGCGACCCCGAAGGGCTTGAAGAACTGGTGCGTTGCTGACCAGAAGATTGCATCGAATCTAACGGTCAATCTTGCGAACATCACTAACGACCTTGGTCAGTTGGTGGTCAAGCTGAAAAACGCCGACATTCCGCTTATCACGCCGGGGTGGATCATGGCACCTCGAACCGAGCAGAAGCTCGCCACGATTCAGAACGCCAATGGCGCGTTCGTGTTCCGTGATGAGATTCTGAGAGGGACGTTGTGGGGATGGCCTATTGGCTCAACGACGAACGTGCCTATCACGCTAGACACGACTGGTGCTGGAGCCAACGACGAGTCCGAGGTCTACTTGGTGGACTTCTCGCAAGTTCTCATCGGTGAGTCGCAGAGTTTGCTTGTCGATTCCTCGCAAGAGGCGGCGTATCACGACGGGTCGAACGTCCAGGCTGCATTCAGCCTTGACCAGACTGTCGTGCGAGCGATTGCCGAGCATGACCTCGGGATGCGTCATGACAAGGCCGTATCGATGCTGACCGGCGTAACCTGGACTCCATAAGAACTGCGTGAGGTTTGATCTTTTATTGACGAGGATAACAACATGATCACGAGAGATGTAGCACAGATCAGGCCGGTCCACGCAGTTGACGTCACGACGTATGACGCCTCCTGCGGGGGCAATAGCGGCACGACGAATAACGAGGTCAGCGGTCGCATCATTGACCGCCTCGGGCTTGGTCGTTCCTACGTGTCGGCGTTGCTTCATGCGTATGGATGGGGTGATATCGGCACAAGCACGGCAAGCGGCACGAAGTTCATGACCGTTGGCGCTCGCTTGATGCATAGCAGCACGACGTGCGCGGACGACTTCGATGAGTTGTCGGTCGATAGCCGTCCAAGTAATCAGGCGCTGTTCCTAACCGGGAACACCACATCGACTCTGGCGTCTGGCTTCATGGCAACAAGCACAAGCATCGGCACGTATGGTGTCTATACGGCAACGGCTACGGGGTCCGCTGCTGGCGATGCGTTTGGCTACTACGACATCACCGGAGCGCAACGGTACATCCGCGCTGCGCTGTTGTGGAACGCCAATGCGTCAAGCTCTGGCGGATCGGTGCTGACGGCTGGCGTCGATATCGGGCTAGGAGAAGTGGACGCAGTGCCGCATCAGACCACTAGCACAGGTGTGGTCTTCGTTACGACGTAGCGTCGGTCAGGCACATGACGCATGGCACTGACAACGTACGAGGTTATCGGTCGGACTCTCATGTTGAGTCATGGCTTAACCCTGCACGTAGGTGAACGACTTGGCTTAGACCCAGGCAAGCCGGAACATGCGTCGATTATTCAACGAGGGTGGGTGCGTAAGTGCCCGCCCTCGTTGTCTGTAGATTCACCATCTACAGCGGAACTCACCACCCAACCCAACAAGCAAGTGCGTCGAAGAGGCGCACGGAGGAAGCGTTCACCATGAGTTCACACTTAACGGCAAAAGAAGCAGAACCAGGGTCAGGCGTACGGTTTGACCATCCGGCAGACGCGAAGCACAAGGTCACGGTCGTGGACCGTGAAGCTGGGAAGGTGAAGAGTTCTCCGAAGCGAACGAAGGTAGCGATCATGGGCTTTGCTACATCAAGCCGTGACCTTGCTCCATTCGATGACCCTGAATACGAAATTTGGACATTGAATCAGCTATACCGTCACGTGCCAAGATCGACTCGTCACTTCGACATTCATTGCAACTGGGAAGAGGGCAATGTAGACGGCACGGATCATCGTGGATGGATTCGAGATTCGCCTGTCCCGGTATACATGATGAAGGCTCACGACGAGTTTCCGAACGCCGTGCGTTATCCCATCGAGCGTGTCATCAAAGATGCTGGCATCGATTACTTCACCAGCACGATAGCGTTTGAAGTTGGGCTAGCGATGTCCGAAGGGTTTAAGGAGATCGCACTATACGGAGTCGATCTGATTGTCGGCACCGAGTATAGCGTGCAGAAGGCGTGCCTTGAGTTCTGGCTTGGCATGGCTCACGCACGTGGCATCAAAGTGAGACTTCCAGACGAGTGTGCGCTACTGAAGCAGTCATACCGTTACGGCTACGAACAAGAGCCAGATTGGGGTCCGTTGCAGATGTCGGAGGTGTCGCGTCGTATCGATTACCTGTCGACCGAACGGAACAAGAAGATGGCGTTGATCAATGCGCTTGATGGAGCGCTGTCCGAAGATGAACGCTGGTATGTGAAAAAAATGACCGACATGACGCCTGAAGAGCGTATGAAGACGCTGGCTGAGCAGCGTGGTGATGCGATAGCTTCGTTATCGACAATTGATGGAGCTATCCAGGAAACGACGTATTGGCGTGACTTGTACACGCTACGCGGTCGCGGTGCGGCTGTGAACTCAATGATCTAAGCCATCATGATTTCCGTATGCACCAGCAGCACAGACACGCAACTTGCCAGCCTTGGCGACCTCATGGTGATGCTGGGCGCTACTGCGTCGTCGTCAGGTATGGACCTCGCGCTGACGCAAGCGTCTGACTGGGCGAACAGGTACGTCGGATCTGAGCTTCGCCGTCAGGTGTATGAGGAAACGGTAGCGAGTTACGGGTCACAGCGATTGATGCTAAGTCGCACGCCGGTGCTAGCCGTCCAGCGGTTCTTCGACAGCACTAGCACTGGAGAGGCGACAGAGTTCGCATCGAGCGAGTACCGAGTCTCTGATAGCGAAGCGGGATTCATCAATAGGGATCAAGGCTATCGATGGACAGCCCAGGAACGTTGGAATCTTGGCAGCTACGTGATGCCAAACAGCGAACTGAAGCCGTGGCTGCTGGTCTACGAAGCAGGATATCAGGTTGGTGAAACAAGCAGCACGGACGATAAGTGGGCAACGACGACCACGGCAAACTCGTTGCCGCCGACCATTGAACGTGCAGTGCTGTTGCGTGCTGGCGAAATGTATCAAGGGTCGTCTGGCGTGCGGTCTATGAAGGTGGGTCCGTTGTCAGTTACGTATTCAAGCGAAGGGCAAGACACGCCGGAAGCGTTGTTGCGTCCGTTCTCACGAGTGCCGACAACCTAATGTTCAACGTCAATACATTTGCCCCGTTGATGCGACAGAGCGTGAGTGTCGCACCGTTCCAGAGCTACGATGCGTATGGTGACGCGAGCTATGGAACGACGGTGGTGTATGAAGCCGCTGTAGTAGGGAAGTCAGAGAAGGTTGTTACCGATGACGGACAAGAAGTGGTCAGTCGTCAGACCGTCTACCTGAAGTCAGATGCGCCGTTGCGTCCAGAGGACAAGATTACGCTGTCGACTGGCGACGTTGGTTCGACGGAAAGCTACGCGATCACGCCAACGATCTTGTCTATCGGTCGGTTCCCATTCGGCGGATCGCAAGGGTGTACCGTTGTCTATCTTAAGTGAGGCAGCATGAAGACTGTAATGCTACGGTTGTCGTCTGATGCTAGTCGGGCATTGACGGCACTGGCGAAGGACTTTGACATGACTCGCAACGATGCGCTGTCGTGGATTTTAGTTGAGACGGCACCACCGAAGATATCGACGAGGCGTGAAAAGGCGACACGGTTTGAGTCTCTTTCGCTTGATATCAGCGAGCAGGCAAGCGCAGAGCTAGGTCGTGTCGTAACCGCCAGTGGGTCAAGCGCCAGCGCGGTTGTAGAAGCATATCTTGGTAGGAAGTACATCTAATGGCTAAGTACTTCGGCAAAGAGACGAAGCAGGTCACGACGGTCAATACCGTCTCGCCTGGATTGGCAAAGCTGGTAAAGCAGTTCCCGCAATGGGCAGCACAGGCGTTGAACGAAGAAGCCGAAGAAACAATGTCGGATTCAAAGATGCTTGTCCCTTACAAGCATGGCCGTTTACGAAGAAGCGGGCGAGTCAGGCACGCCACGCCACAGCATTTAATGGCATGGCTCACATATAGCACTGACTATGCGCTTGCGGTGCACGAGATCCCAGCACCACCAGCGAAGTCGTCACCGGGTAATCGGTCGGCAACGCACAAGTCACCAACGCAGTGGAAATATCTAGAGACAGCGGTGAACAGTCGTGCGTCGATGTTTGATAAGCGCATCGCAAGTGAGATGAAGAGAAAGCTAGCTGCTTCAACGGCAGGAGTGTGACGTGTTACTTGATGATATCTCTGACTTGCTGTCGACGGGTGGCGTGACGACGACCATCTACAAGGGGTTCATGCCAGAGCAACCGAACGATGCGTTTGTGCTGACTGAGACGGCAGG